TGCAGGGCAACTTTCAGTCGGCGCCTTTTAAATTTGAAACGCCTCAACCTGAACCCAACGAGCGTATCAATGTCTGGCACAATGATGCTATCAAGACTTTGCCTCTCGACGTTGGCAAAGTTTCAAAGTGTTGTAAGGGTGATAACTTACCTGCCTTTATAGATGTGGTCTCTAGGGGTTGTTATTCAATGAAATCGCGTCGTGCTGATGTCCCCAATAGCTTTACGGTTATTGATGGCAAGTGCATCGCTATTGGTGGTGGCTTCTTTTTGGCGAATTCGCACACATTGTTTTCTGATTGTAATATCCAACTTCAGTTGACATATGATAGCGGGATTGGGCCTAGTCGCAACACAACCTTGTTACTTTCTCAGTCGCGCATTTATCGAGATAAGAAACGCGATTTAGCACTCTTCTATCTCGAAAAGCAGATTCCTTCAAAAAACATTGTAGATTACTTTTGCGGTGTGAACCATCAGCGAGAGTCTTCAGGTTTTTATCTTAGTAAGGATGGTGGAACGGTGGTTAAGAAGCAGTTCTCAAAACTTACCTACACTCCATGCACCTGTGTTGGCCTTCCAGATATGAATTGCCATGCCTGGAGTGGCAACCTCAAGGATACCACTCGCAACGGCGATTGTGGTAGCGTCCTCATACTTGAGACAAGTTCAGGACCGGCCATAGCGGGATTGCATGTGTTGGGTGGAAAACAAACGACTGCTGGTCAAGCTGCAGTCGCAGTTTCTGTTGACAGAGAATGGATTGTCTCAGCAAAAGAAGCTTTGACAACGAGCATTGGTAAGATCTTACAATCTCTTTGTAGTGATATACCATATGTTCCTCCTATGCTCGTTGACGATGGCCCACATTGTATGTCAGCTCAAGGTTATCCCATGAATTATGGTGATGTTCACCCCAAGAGCTCTGCAACTTTTATTACCAGTGGGACTTTTGATGTTCATGGGTCGTTACTTGGTTTTAGGAGCTCTCATAAGTCGCAAGTTGAAGACACCCCGATGCGTGCCTATTGGGAGAGATACGGTATAACCACAAATGTGGTCAAACCCGATCTTAAGCACTGGGCACCCGAGTACCGAGCTTTATCTAGTATATCGAAGAAGAATGCTATGATAGATCAGGATATCTTGGACATATGCACGGCCGACTATATAGACACTGTCTTTTCTAGGTTGCCTCCAGGTGAAATAGAGAAACTTGTTTTCCTTGATCGTTACACTGCAATTAACGGTGCACCAGGAGTTGTTTACTGTGATCCAATGAAGAAGAATACGAGTGCGGGATCTCCTTGGTGTAGAGTAAAATCTGATCTTCTTATAGAGATCACACCGCGACCTGGTCATGTCGTAGCCTATGACGTGCCTCAGGAAGTGCACGAAAGGATAGATCGTATTCAAGATGCGTATATGTCAGGGTGTCGAGCCAGACCACTTTACAAGGCGCAAAAGAAGGACATGGTTCTTAGTCAGGAGAAAATTGATCAAGGCAAAGTTCGAGTTTTTACTGGTGTTCCTTTGGACGCCTCCATTCTTATGCGACAATTTCTCCTTTCTTTTATTATGCTTGTTCAGCGTAACCGTCTTGCCTTTGAGATGGGAGTTGGTACAAATTGCTATTCATCAGAATGGGGGGATATACTTCGGTATCTTGAGGACGTTGAAGACAGCAATGTTGTCAGGACCGTTCGTAAGATAGCTGGAGATTACAAGGAGTTCGACACTAGCTTTTCGCCAGAATTCATTCTCGCTTATCATCGTATCATATATGCGTTTTATGCTAAGGCTGGTATCCCACACGAGCAACTCAAGATTATAGCTGGAATTGCCACTGACACAAGTTTTGCATTTGTTGACTGGTTTGGCACTTTGATAACTTGTCTTGGTTTCCAACCTTCTGGCACAAACATCACAGTTGTCGGTAATGGCATGGGTAATTCCAC